GTTCAAACCATTTTGCAAATGGAAAACCGAATGGTGGAGTACATCAAGTTGTTGATTCCTGTGAATGGAACGCTTGATGACATCACTTATGAAGACGTTGAAGCTGAATGGCCTACTGCTGTTCAGTTGGAAATCCTTGCCAATATCTCCGAGGCAATTCAGCCGGGCTACAAGGATTCCAGAAAAAACTAATCTGGGACATTCACCTGCAAGCCAGAGCGTATATTTACGCTCATGGTGGGTGTCCTGACGATGTTCCTGCGGACGATATGCGGAATATTGAGATTATGTTGTCGGATGGTATGTTAGGAAACAAAGCTGTTTTGCTGGCTTTGAGTTCCTTGACCACAGGCAACTTAAACTCGAAAATACAAAAGACGACAAGACCGTTTACGATGAAAGATGTTCTTCCATCAACGCACGAATACATTGTCCCGCCGCTGACCAAGGAACAACAGCAAGAGCACGCCAGCAAGCAATTGATGGCATTCTTGGCTACCAGACCGGGTTCGGAGGCTTACCTGAAAGAGTAGCATGGCCTATGTTCCTGAGAACAAATCTGTCAAGCTAGAGGGCTTTGCAGAGTTTGAGCAGCAGCTAAAGGAAATGGCACAAGGGTTTCGTAGCGACTTGATTGCTAGGAGAACTCTTGTGCCTGCGGCCAAGACTGCTATGGAGGTGGTCGCAAATTCAGCCAAGACCCGCGCTCCTGTTGGTGACAAGCCAAGGGACGGCAAAAACCCAATTCACATGAGAGACACTATTCGTCTTGACGCTAGGATACCAAGCGAAAAAGACAAGCGCAGTGACTATGTGAACGAGACTGATGCAGCAATTGCTGTTGTGTCTGTTAAGAAAAGTGCCGTGTCGCTAGCCAATGAATTTGGCACATCAAAAAGGGGTGCGCGGCCTTTCTTGCGGCCTGCCCTGCAAGAAAACATTAACAACGTGTTGACTGAACTAAAATCTGCCTTGGCTGTTGGCATAACTGACTACGCCAAAAAACTGGAACGCAGGAGAAAATAATGGCCTCACAAAACATTGCACGGCTTGGTGTTGTACTTGGCCTGGACACGGCTGAATTTACTGCGTCTATTGACAAAGCCATTTCTGAAAATGCCAAGCTGAAAAATGCTATCCGCAAGGATAGTAATTCTGCTGCTGCCGAGATTGCTAATCTTAAAAACGCAACAGAAGACTACGGCAAGACCCTTACAAAAGTTGAGTTGATTCAGCGTGAAGTTACCTCTGGTAAGTTCATGAATGCCACCGCAACAATGAAAGACCAGTTGTTGCAGCAGGCTGCTGCTTACGACAAAGTTGCATTGGCTGCAAAGAATTCTGCTGGCGCTACGTTCAAGATGAACGAGCAGCAAAAAATCAACCTAACATACCAAACCACTGACTTTTTTACGCAAATTGCGTCTGGTCAAAGCCCGTTCATTGCTGCCATACAACAGGGTGGTCAGTTAAAGGACACGATGGGCGGCGTGGGCAATATGTTTCGTGCTATTGGCTCGCTGTTCACGCCTTTTTCTGTTGGACTTGGCGCTATTACGTTAGGTTTTGGATCGCTTGGCTATGCTGTCTACAAAGCAATTGATGACCTAGACAAGTTTAAAGACGCAATGACGCTGACGGGCGGCTTTGCAGGCGTCACTTACGACAAGCTGCTAAACCTGGGTAATTTGCTGTCCGACAAGACGGGCGCTTCAATTGGCAGCACAAGAGATTTAATGCAGCAACTGGCTGCAAGCGGCAAGTACACCGGCACAACCATTGACGCTGTTGGCGAGGTCATACTGCGCTTTTCCAAGATTGCTGGAATGGATGCTGCAAAGGCTGCTGAAACGCTTATTCCGTTGCTGGATGGCACAGCAAGCTCTGCCAAGCAACTCAATGACAAGTATCACTTTTTGAATCTTGAGCAGTACAAGAACATTGAAGCTCTTGAGAAGCAAGGCAAATTGCAAGAGGCTGCAAAGATGCAGGCCACTTTGCTTAATGAAAGCTTGCAGTCAACACAGCGTCAACTCGGCACACTAGAAAAGGCTTGGCAAGGTGTAGCTAACTTTGCATCAAAAGCGTGGGATGCAATGCTTGGCATTGGTCGCGAAGATGGTACTGAACGCGCCAAAGAACTTGAAAGCAAAATAAATACGCTTTCTGATTATCTTGAGCGAAGAAAAGGTAAATTGTCTGAGACTGCTTTGTCAGAAAGGACGGCAGAACTTGAGGAAATGAAAAGACAATTAAATGCAATTGTCAGCAAAGAAATGGCTTCGCTTAATGCCGCCGAAGCAAGAGCAAAGCAAGCAGAAAAAAATCAACGCGAAATTAAAGCGTATTCTGGCGCTGGTGGTTCTGGTAAAGGCGCTGAAATCAATGCCGCTATTGCTAAAGCCAATGCTGAAATAGAGTTTCGCCGCGCAAGTGAAAGCGCCAATGAAATACAAAAAATAGAACTTGAGGCAGCAAAGAAAACAACTGAAAAGAAACTTGAGTTCAGCAAAAAATCAGATGAAGAAAAGCGAGCTTTTGGTAAGCAACTTGCAAAGCAAGAATCTGCCGAGCTTTCTATTATTGAGCTAGATAAGCAAGAAAAAATTAGGCAAATTAGAGCTAAATATAGAATGGCTGAGTATGAAGAAAGCGTAAGAATTCAGCAAGAGCAAAACGATGCTTTTGTTGCAGAAGACAAAAGGCTTGCAACAATACGAATTTCAAATCAAGCCAAAACAAGAGATATGGAGTTTGAGGAAAAGTCTCTTGAGATGAAATACAGAATGATTTACGCAACAGAGAAAGAGCAGCGCTTGGCGCAAATTTCTCTAGAGTATGCACGCAAGCGCAAAGAAGTTGAGGAAGGCCCAGACAAAGATTTCAATATGAAACAACTTGACCGTCAAGAAGAAATGGCAAAGCTGTTTGTCACGATGGATGAGTCTGCCAAGAAAACTCAACAGGTATTCAACAGCGTGTTTGGCAATCTGTCGTCTGCCATTGATAGCTTTGTCAAGACCGGCAAGTTGAGCATGAAGGACTTGGCCCGCAGCATCATTCAAGACTTGATTGCCATTCAAATGAAGGCGGCTGTAATGCGCTTTCTTGGCGGCATGTTTGATCCTGCATCGCCGCTAAACGGCTCCAATGATGGCTGGTTTAAGAACGTGTACATGGCAGGAGCCACACCAAGGGCCACAGGAGGCCCGGTAAGCGCTGGTAGCCCTTACATGGTAGGTGAGCGTGGCCCTGAGTTGTTTATGCCCTCTGGCTCTGGGACAATCATCCCTAACAATCAAATGAGCAGCATGGGCAGCACCACCAATGTGACCAACAACTACATCAGCGCCATTGACGTTAAGTCGTTTGAAGACAGGTTGCTTGGCAGCTCAAACACGATCTGGGCGGCTAACCAGTATGCCAACAAAAATCTGTCTACCAATTTCGGGAGAACGTAATGTCTTTTCAAACGATCATGGAGATTCAGCAGTCAATGACTGTGAACAATCGTAGGACGGTAGGCCAGCAGGTTAGTCGTTCAGGTCAAATGCGCGTGGCGCAATATCTAACCTCTGTGCCGTGGGTTTTTACTGTTGTGCCTCACAGCTACCTGTCTTACGCCACCTCGCGTGAAATCATTCAGACCATTGACAATTTGGACCGACAGCTACCAGAGACGATCACCTTCAACACGCCAAATCTGCAATGGTTTACTGAATACCAGGGCGACCTTAGCAATACCCAAGCAAACGCTTTAACTTTGAGCGCAATTCCTCCGGCCAATTCACAAGTAATCAGTGTTGGCAATCTGCCAGCCGTGCCTGCGACAAGATATGTTTTTAAGGCGGGCGATTTCTTGCAGATTGGTGAGTATTCTTACAAGGTGACGCAAGATGTTTTGCGCGGCTCTGGCTCAACTGTTTCTGTAAGCCTGCATCGGCCTGTTATTGGCTCTGTCTCAATAGGAACTCTTGCCGGTGTTGGCAACGCTTGCGAGTTTAAAGTTTTGGCAGAGAAGTGCCCAACCTATACACTGATGCCAGCTCCCGGAAGTGCGTTTGTAAGCTGGGATGACGCATTTGTGTTTAGAGAGGACATCACAGGATGACGACAACAATGACAGCGCTGGATAGCCCATCTATCCGGCACGCTGAATTTATACGGCTGACCATGCCGTCTAACACTTACACTTTTTGTAATGCTGCTGCGCCAATCATTGTTAACGGCATCAGCTTTACAAACTTGGGCAGCTTGTTGCAGCTTTCAGATATAAAGCGCGACATTAAAGCCAACAGTTCCGACCTGTCCATTTCGCTGACTGGCGTAGACGGAACTAACGTGTCAATTGTTTTGAGCAGCGACATCAAAGGCTCGCGCATTGAAGTTTGGCGCGGCTTTCTGGATGCCAACAACCAGATCATTCAGACGCCAACACAGCAGTTTTTTAAACGCTATCAGGGCATTGTTTCCAACTATTCCATCACGGAGGACTTCAATGAGCAGATGCGAATTCGTGTTGCAACTGTTGGTTTGTCCTGTGCGTCATTCCGCACAATCCTAGAGAACCGTGTAGGCGGCGTTCGCACCAATCCTAAGATTTGGCAAGCCTTCTACCCTGGCGACAACAGCATGAATCGAGTGCCGTCAATTGCAGGGTCTTATTTTGACTTTGGCAGTGAGGCAACAACAGGTAGCCAAGCTGTCACGCAAGCTCCATCACAAAGACGATTCGGCCTATGATCCGACTTGCGACACGATACGACATACCAAGATTGCTGGAATTTGTTGAGGCTTACTCAAAAGTCTATCCGGTTGCAGCACTTGGAGACACAACAAAACATTCGCCCAAGCACGTTGAGCAACTTTTGTTTTCCATCATTAGCGGCCGTGGGTTTATCCTGATTGACAAGCACATGACGGGCACGCTGATTGCCATCAAGCAAAACAATATCTGGTGTCCTGACGTTGTTGAGCTGCATGAGTTGCTGTGGTGGGTGGATGAGGAAAACAGAAACAACCTGATTGGTGGCAAGCTCTGGATTGAGTATGACAAGATAGCCAGCAGGCTGATTGCTGATGGCGCTATAAATTGCGCTTACACCTCGGTATCAGCAAAAGGTCCGTTGATAAATTACACAAAGCGCGGATACAAAGCTGTCGGCGCTAGTTTTGTGAAGGAATAATATGGTTGGAACTTTGATTGTTTCGGCACTTGCTGGCGTATCTACTGCCGCTGTTGCCGCATCTGCTTGGCTAACTACTGCTGCATTTGCTGTTAACTTTGCGGTGTCGTCTTTGCTGTCGCGGGCTTTTGCTCCAAATATTGGCGGCAGCGCAGGCGAGGCGGTAGATAACGGTGTGCGACAGCAAGTTCCACCATCGTCCACAAATAGCATTCCCGTTGTTTACGGTGATGCGTACTTGGGCGGCTCTTTTGTTGATGCCGCCTTGAGCACTGACGCCAAGACAATGTATTACGTCTTGGCTATTAGCCACATAAGCCCTAACGGTCAATTCACGTTTGACCTGACCAACATGTATTGGGGTGATCGCAAAATTACCTTTGACGGCACAGACCAAACCAAGGTAGTCGGCCTGACTGACAGCGCTGGCAATACTGACACCAAGATTACTGGCAACATTTACATTGCCTTGTACAAGTCAACAGAGGCGGGGGTTATTACGTCTGGCAATGGCGCATCTGCACCTTCTACGTTTATGGGCAACTCTGACTTGCCATCTGAATTGCGCTGGGCAGCGTCAAACCGACAGATGAATGGTTTGGCCTTTGCGATTGTGAAAATGAACTACAACCGCGATGCTGAAACTACAAGTATGCAAACGCTGACCTACCGCGTTAGCCACTACTTGAATGGCGCAGGCGCAGCAAAGCCGGGTGATGTTTGGTATGACTACATCACAAACGAAAGGTACGGCGGCGCAATGCCAACCGACTTGGTTGATTTGTCATCAGCCACAGCCTTGAACGCTTACGCTGATGGCTTGATACCGTACACACAGCCGGGTATTGGCCCTGCTACACAGCCTCGCTACCGCATCAATGGCGTTATTGATACAGGCCAGTCATGCCTAAACAACATCAATTCCATCATGGTGGTCTGCGACTCTTGGAATCAATACAACGCAGCGCTTGGACAGTGGAGTATTGTCATTAACAAGGCATCGTCTGTCGCGTATGCGTTTGATGATGACTCTATCGTGGGCGAGATTCGCGTTAGTGCTTACGACATTACCAGCAGCGTTAACCAGATTGAGGCCGAGTTTCCTAGTGCAGAAAACCGCGACCAATCGGATTTTGTCTACTACGAAACGCCAGCAGGTTTGCTGTATCCAAACGAGCCAATCAATAAGCAGTCTGTCCAGTTTGCGATGACAAACGATTCTGTCCAAGCGCAATACTTGGCGACCAGAATCTTAGAGCAAGCGCGTGAAGACCTGATTGTGAGCTTTAGCACGGCATACGTAGGCATCCAGGTTGATGCAGGCGATGTAGTGACTGTGACCAACTCATCTTACGGCTGGTCAAACAAGCCGTTTAGGGTAATGCGCGTGTCTGAGGTGTCGCTGCCTGACGGCAACCTGGGCGCATCGTTTGAGCTGAACGAATACAACGCGCAGGTATATGACGATCAGGACATCACAAAGTACGTTCCTGCGCCCAATACAGACCTTCCAGACCCGTCTTTCTTTGGCACTGTACCTGCGCCCACTGTTGTTTCTAGCTTTCCCTCCGCTGTCGTGCCCAGCTTTAATGTCCAGCCAGCAATGGGTTCTGCCAGCTTTGCAACGTATGCAGAAATTTGGTATTCGGCTTTCCCAACGCCAACATCAACACAGCTACTTCTTGGCGGCACAACTTCACTCCCAAGCAACGGCGTGCCATTTGCAGCAGGCCAAACATTGCCAACAGTAAACTTAGCAATACCCGCCGGTGACTGGTATTTGTTTGCGCGGCTTGTCAATCCAATTGCAACTAGCCAATACTCAGCGGCATCAACTGTGTTTAGCTGGAGGCCAACAACATTTCAGTACACGCAACGGTATATTGCTGTGGCCTATGCTGACAACGCAACGGGCACATCTGGGTTTAGTTTAAATCCTCGCTCTAAAACTTATTACGGCTTGTTTAATAACGCGACAGCCAATGGCAGCGCAAACCCTGCTGATTACACATGGTATGCCGGTAATTTTGAAACTACTAATTATTTGTTGTTTGCTAACAGAACAAACCGTAAATTTAGCTTTGCAATTGGCAATGCCGGTTTTGCAAACTTGGGCGGCGCTTTTGTTCCAACAGAAACATCTGTTTACGATTCATCAGTTTGGGGGGCGTTAGAGGATGGGCAAAATTATATTGATCTTGATGAGCGCACGGGGCAATTAACAAAAGCCGGAACAACCGCTGTCAGTTCTGCCGATGGCTTGTTGAGCGTGACAAACAACATAACAGGCTCAATGGTTGTTTCGCTCCAGAAATTCTTGAATTTTGGCTCTGGCGTTTATTCTAAATCTTTTAGCGCCGCGACATTAACTGTAGATGTTTTTGGCCGTGTTGTTGGCTTTGCAGAATCAGATAACTTTTACTACACTGAAACTGTATTTAGTGCGACAAGCGGCCAAACTTCTTTTTCTGTAACGCACGTTGTTGGAAACATTCTTGTATTTAGAAATGGTGCATTGCTTGACACATCTGAGTACACAGAAACAACCACAACCGTAGTGATGGCAACTGCCTGCGCTGCTGGTGAAATTGTTGTTGTCATCAACATGAGGGCCGTTAGCACCAGTCAATATTACGAGGTGCTTGGCACGACCATTTCATCAAGTGGTGCAAGCTCTATTGTGTATGGCGACCCGACAGACCAAATTGTTGAAGTTGGCGATGTTTTGTGTTTTGCTGCAACTCAGCCAGATTCTGCCGCAACTCCAACCACATTTACTGTGCAATCAGTAAACACGACTACAAAGACAATCACTTTTACAACCAGCATTTCTGGCGCAACCGTTGGTTTTGGCGTGTTTAGAAAACGTGCAGCCGGTGCTGCATACAGGCCATTTAGCCGCTATACGTTTGATCTTACAAACGCATCAACTTACACGCCACCAGACTTTACTATTCGCAATGGTTTTGAATCTGTGTATGTTAACGGCGCTCAATTTAACGAAGTTGATTATGATTTGTCAGGAGATGCTATTACAGGTTTCCCGTCTAACATAACGGGAAAAATGACCATCATTATGTATTCCGAAAACAATTTAGGAATACCTGCATCTAACGTAACAAACACTGTAGCCTATTCAGTAGATGGCGCATTGACATATATATTTGCAAGCAATCCATTGGCAATGGAGGTTTATGCAAACGGCGTTTTGTTGACGAAGGGTTCAAGTTATGACTACACTGCTAGCAGTTCAAATTACAACTTAGTCACAGCGTTTGACAACAATTTCACTTTGTTAAATCAGCAAACATTTGCCCGTAGCGGCGCAGCATAAGGACTCAACATGACACAAGCATTCAATCTTTCGCAACTTGCAAACAACCTTAACAGCGCGGGGCAACTTGACGCCACTGACGGGCTGGTTAACGCTGTGCCTGTTGCTAATGGCGGCACGGGCGCATCAAGTGTTGCCGCTGCTGTTTCTAATTTGTCAGCATCAATTTATCCAGTTGGCTCAATCTACATCAATGCAGGCGTCACCACAAACCCAGCAACATTGCTAGGTTTTGGCACATGGACGGCTTTTGGTGCTGGCCGTGTTTTGGTTGGCTTAAACAACAGTGACACAGCCTTTGACACGCTACAAGAGACGGGCGGTAGCAAAGATGCCATTGTTGTCAGCCACACACACGTTGCAACAGTTACCGATCCGGGGCACAACCACTCAACTGACGGATCAAGCTCTCCTGGCGGCAATGTTAGTTTTGGTGCTGGACCGTATTGGGCTAATGTTGCAACTGGCACTGCTACAACGGGAATTACCGTAAGCAATGAAACTGTAGGCTTTTCAGGCACTAACGCAAATTTGCAGCCTTACATCACCGTGTGTATGTGGTTAAGAACTGCTTGACAAGGCATAATCTGCCCAAGACACGACACGATCCGTAGCCCTGTAAGTACACAGGGAGCGTCAAACCTGAGTACAGGAAATCATCATGCCAGTCTTTAGCCGTAACGTCATTACGCAGGTTAGTGGCTTCGATTCGCCACTTTTATCTGGTGAACTTGTTTACAACCAGCAAACATACTGGAACCTTGCGCTTAAAACAACCGCAACACTTCCAAGCACACCAATCAATCTGACGGGCGCAACAATAAGCGCGCAAATTGTCAGACGAACAGTTTCCAATTTACAGGACACCCGAACGGGATTGTCGTTTGATATTGGAAATTACACGCCCACTCCATCCACAGTCAATTTAACGATTTCCAATCGTGTAGATGCTGCTGGCACATTCACGCTAGTTCTTGATGATAGCGTCTGGTCAGTTATTGCTGGCGACCCTGAATTGCAAATTGACTTGGTTGACCCTGTATGTTTCAGCGGTCGAGTGAAGGTAAGTTTTCCAGCTTCAGGCGGGATACCACAGGATGATTTGATAATTTTCCTTATGTTTCTTGTGCGTTCTGACGGCATCATTAACATTAGCTAAGGAATTATCATGGGTCCTATACAAGTAGTTGTTCAAGACGCAAACAACCTCGTTCTTGAAGTTACGCCAACACCAAGCACTACGGTTATTCTTGATCGTGGAATTGCGGGTCCAGTTGGCCCTATGGGTGATGGCGATGTAGATGGCCCAGCGTCATCTACTGACAATGCTGTGGCGCGGTTTGATGGCACTACAGGCAAGCTACTGCAAAACAGCGTGGTGACTATTGGTGACACTGGCGCAGTAGCTGGCGTTACTACGCTTTCCGCATCAGGTAACGTAACCCTATTAGGCGGCACAGCCAACGGCGTAGCCTACCTCAACGGCTCCAAAGTCCTGACCACTGGCTCTGCGCTGACGTACAGCGGAGCCAACTTTTTAATAAATGGCGCAGCAAGTGGTAGCGCCCTTTCTGGTGATGCTTCTGTTGTAGCAATTCGTGATGCTTTAACAACCAACGTGGCCTCTTACAAAGTTGTTGGCGGTTCAAATCAAACCCAAATTGAGTTGTTTGGCTCGGCATCAACAACAGGTCTTTGGACAAGCACAAATACTCCAATGTTATTTGTGGTCAACAACGCCGAACAAATGCGCCTAACCAGCACAGGGCTGGGTATTGGGACGAGTTCGCCTTCTTCACGCCTGCACGTTCAGGCCGCTACCCCAGTTTTTACTATCCAAGATACAACGTCTGCCGCTGGTGGCGTTGGTGGCACGATTAACTTTATCGGATACACAAGCGGGGTTGCTGGTGCAAACGTAGAAGCCCAGATCAAGGGCGTTAAATCATCGGCTAATGCGGCAGGTGAGTTGCAGTTTTATACCTCCGATAGCGCGGGCACTTCGCAACAACGCGCCATGATTGATGGCAGTGGGAATTTGTTGGTGGGGACTACCACTACGGCGTATTCAAATACAAATGCTATAGCATTAAGTGCTGCACAAGGTTATGTTTTACAAAATCATATAAGCGGTTCTGCTTCAGGAACTACATATACTTATTTTGCATACAATGCCACGCAAATAGGTTCCATCACCCAAAACGGTACAACTGGTGTTCTGTACAACATCGCATCTGACTACCGCCTAAAGAACATCACCGGCCCCATCACCAACAGCGGCGCTTACATTGACAGCTTGAAGCCCGTGGAAGGCACATGGAAGGCTGACGGCTCCACCTTCGTTGGTTTGATCGCCCACGAAACTCAGGAGGTGTCACGCACCACCGTTGCAACCGGCACCA